GTTGAGGGCGATGTAATTGCCGGATTTAGAACATTTACCTTATCCGGTAGTAAGGCAACAGAAGATGCAACATCAGCCGACTCAGACCGTTGGGATGAACTTTTAGGCGGTCGCCGATCAGTTACCATTGATGTTGACGCGCTTTATGTCTACGACGATATCGCCCAAATCGTTCTTGATGAGCATTTTTTCGAAAACACCCCCGAAACATTAACCCTGATTTTAACCCTGCCAGATGGCAGAACATATACAGGTGAGGCTATCGCAACATCGTATAGCCTGAATATTCCAGCGGAGGATATTATATCCTTGTCCGCAACACTTCAGGTCACAGATGGCCTAACAACCACCACAAGTTAAATCAGGATTAGGGGGTTTCTATGCCTAAACAATCTATCCCCATAGAACTCGGGGGCAAGACAAGACGTTTACGTTACGACTTTAATGCCTTTGAGTTAATTCAGGAAAGATTAGAAGTTGCCCCACTAGATTTGTCTGCAGTTTTGGGCATTTCATTTGCGGATGCCAAAAAAACCAAGTCTGAAACGGAGTTGGCCGATCTTGCAAAAAGCATTGATTTCAAAAGATTGAAATTTGTGATTTGGATCGGCCTACTCCACGAAGACGACTCGCTAGCAGAAAAAGAAGTGGGGGGATGGTTGGATCTAGGGAATTTGAATTATGTACTTGAGTGCTTTACAGAAGCGTACTTATCTCATGGTGAAGATGAAGAAGAAGTAAAAAACGAGTCGAGTCCCAAGGCGGTAAAAAAAACTATACCTGGGAAGAGTACAAAGAAGACGCCTACAAGCTAGCTCTGGGACTGCTCAATCTCAAGCCTCCTGAATTCTGGAAGTCTACCCCAGGCGAGATATTTTATCTTGCTCAGGGGTATGCGGAACGGAATCGGGAGGACTTAGAAAAACTTGCCATTCAAGCCGCTTGGATTATCAATCACTCAGGATTTGCATCAAAAGCGGTACGCCTAAGTGATTTGATAAAACCGAAGGGAACCAAGATTGATTCGGGCATGACCTCGGAGAGCGTGAAAAAGATGCTTGATGATGCGGCTCGTTTCCAGAAATCAAAAGCATGGACAAAGCTGTCGGATAAGTATGCAAAAAAAGAGGATAAGCAATGAAAATCGGTGAACTCTTTGTAGAGATTGGCGCAAAATTAGACAAGTTCAATAAGGGCATGTCTGATGTGCAGAAGTCTATGCAGAATATCGGTAGAAAACTCTCTGCCGTAGGCAAGCAGCTCACCATGAAAGTGACGCTACCGATCGTAGCCCTGGGGGCTGTATCTGTAAAAGCTTTTGCAGATTTTGACAAATCCATGACCGAATCTACCGCCATAATGGGGAAACTGTCTGATTCCGTCAAAAAGGACATGGCGGATTTAGCCAAGACCATCTCCACGAAGACCACGTTTTCAGCCAAAGAATTGGCAGCGGCATACTTTTATCTGGCATCTGCCGGAATGGACGCTCAACAGTCTATGAAGGCGTTGGGTGAAGTTGCTAGATTTGCCCAGGCGGGCGCGTTTGACCTATCAACGGCAACGGATTTACTGACAGATGCACAGACTGCTCTTGGGCTATCCTCAAAGGATGCCGCTAAAAACCAGAGGAATCTTGTCAAGGTTTCTGATGTTCTTGTGAAGGCTAATACTTTAGCCAATGCCTCGGTTCAGCAATTTGCAGAAGCCCTTACGAGTAAAGCAGCCGCATCCCTTGTGAATGTGAACAAGGAAATGGAAGAAGGCGTTGCCGTTCTTGCTGCCTATGCCGATAAGGGGATAAAGGGAACTCTGGCCGGTGAACGATTGACCATGATGTTAAATGGTCTTTTTGCTGCAACACAACAGAATAAAAAAGCATGGGACGATGTTGGAATATCCCTTTTTGATGCCAATGGCGCAATGAGGGGCATGGGCGATATTATCGGTGATTTGGAAGTTTTACTCGGGAATATGACCACCGAGCAAAAACAGGCCACCCTTGCACAGCTAGGATTCAACGTCAGGACGAAGGATTCGATATTAGCCCTGATGGGTTCATCTGAGAAGATAAAACAGTGGACAAGGGATCTGAAGAAAGCAGGGGGAATAACCAAGGAGGTATCCGATAAACAACTAGAATCTTTTTCCAATAAGATGAAGATTCTCAAGAATAGGTTAAATCTTGTCGCGGTTGAACTAGGGGAAAAACTCGCACCCATCATTGAGAAGATTGCAAAGAAAATAGAGAAAGCTACCGAATGGTTTTCGAATCTCAGCGAGGGTACAAAAGAAACAATCATCCAGGTGGGTCTTTTATTTGCTGCCCTTGGACCTGTTCTTTCTATTCTTGGAAAGATATTAATTGTAGTTCCGAAATTAGCAAAAGCTTTTAAATTTCTCGCTACAAGTCCTATGGGGCTTGTAATAACCGGACTTGCCCTCATTACAGTAGAAGCAATCAAGGCAAAAAAAGAATTTGAAAAATCCATGAAGCTCTATCAGAAAGAGATGGATGCTACTGGCAAGAAAACGAGTTGGTTTACTAGGACTTGGGGCAGCCTTAGCACAGCAATCGAAAAAACTACAACTAGGCTAGATATTAATAGAATCGCCATGCAGGGATATAACGAAGCGCAGAGAAAAGCCCAAGGTGTGATGTCAATTGTGAAGGGGACTGCCTGGGCATTGAGTGATGGGGTTAAATTCCTGGGGGAAAAATGGCAAGCGCTTGTTGATATTCTGCCAAAAGTTGAAAAGGAAGAAGCGAGTGTCAATGAGTCAATCAAAACCACGGTCGAGCTGATTGAAACAGAATTACGTCAAGGACTTGTGGCAACTGGAAAACAATTCGGACTTTTTACTGGGAAAGTAATAGATGCTACCGAAGTTTTAGATGCACTTAAAGAGAAAGGTAAAAAAGCGGTTAAAGAAATAGCCGATGCCCTGACAGAGCTTGCAATTCCCGCAGCTAGGAATTTTGGTGGAGCCTTCAAAGAGATAACAGACGGGATAGTAATAAAAGTAAAAGAGGTTAAGTCTGTTTGGGAGGACGTATCTCAACGAATGAAAGACCTCTGGGCTGACAATCTTGGAGACATGCTATTGGGTGCAAAATCATTCAAGGATGCTCTGGGTGCGGTGTGGAGTGGCATAAAAAAAATGTTTGCCGATATGGTTGCCAAGATGGTTGTAACGTGGGTTTTTGATGGAGTGGGCAATCTTGTGAAAGGAGCTACGAAAGCAGCTGGTGGAATTTCCTCTAGTTTCAAAAGTGTTGGTAAGGCAGTCAGCGGAATAGGAGAGGGGATTGGGAAGTTGATCGTAAGTCTTGCCAAGGGTATCGCAAAAGCTGCCGAGATAATAGCTGCCTCGGCTCCGGCGATTCTTATTGCCGCTGGTGTAGCACTTGCGATATATGCGGGCTTTAAAGCAATTGGGTCTCTTTTTAAGGGGGGAACAAAGCCAGGTTCTGAAAAGGACTTTTTAAGAAAAATTACCGAGGCAACTACATCGGTAAGGGATATGTTGAGGGGGGACTACAAAGTAGAATTCCACATCATACAGAATTCCCTTATAGAAAGCCAAAAACATTTATTTGCAATCCAGGCGCGCGCGGATCGGCGGAATGAATTATTAACAAATATGGAAGGTTATCTACAAAAAATTAGGGATTATACCGAACCGTTATCGAAAATAAAATTTGCTGCAAGTGGCATATCCGAGACGGTCAGCAGCCCGACCATGTACATGGCAGGTGAGAGGGGAACAGAGCGGGTCAATATCTCACCCGTTGGACAGGCCGATTTTCAGCCAAATCTTTCTATAGAATCGACTCCGGTAAATATCTATCTCGATAGCGAAAAAGTGGGGCTCGGGGTTATAAAACATTTTCCCAAATTCAGCAAGGGCGGTCAAATGCACATTCACACGCGCGCATCAAAGAGGTTTTAAATGGCAAGCCTAAAATTTTTCTATGACAATTTATGGAACAACGAAACGCTCAGCGCATCTTCGGAACACAGTAATTTTCCCGCAGCAAATACACAGCACAGGGATTTTAATAAACCCTGGCGGTCAAATTATGGCGCAGGATCGGGCTGGGGGGCGTTTACCATAATAGCAAGCACCAATGACAGGTTAGATTTCATTGATTCTCATTCTGTTACCCTGGTAGCAAGTTTGACTCCAGGTGCCTATGATGCCGATACCTTGGCAGCTCATATAAAAACCCAGATGGATGCGGTATCAGCCGATACGTGGACAGTTGAATATCTAGAAACTGGAGCAAATGCTAATAAATTTAAGATAACCTCTGATAATGATGGAGGGGCAGGATCGGTTTCGTTACTGTGGAATACGGGAGTGAATGCCGCAAGGTCGGTTGATGATACGCTTGGATTTACTGCTGAAGGTGATAGCGCAGGAGCTTTAACTTATACGGCAGATGATATCAGGATTCATACGACTGAATATGTAATATTTACAAGGGCTACAACCATAAGTATTTATGGTGCGATTATTCGGGGGCATAATTTTCAAGCTGGGGCTACTGTTAAGCTAGTCGGTAGTAACGACAATTTTACTACATGGCATTTCTCCGACACTTTTACGATACAGGATGACATTTTAATCCTGGAATACGATACGGTCAAAACATACCAGGATTGGGGAATTTATATCAATGATATAGATAATCCAGATGGATATGTTGAGATGGGGGTGGTTTTTCTCGGTGCGCATTTCCAGCCTGCTAAACACTTTGCATATAACAGAATCATTACCCAGGATGATCCGAGCCTTGTAAAAGAATCGGAGAATGGTCAAGTTGCTTCAATTCAACGTTCCCATTTTCAGGCATGGCAGTATCGATTTCAGGGGACAAATCAGAAAGCTAACTTCAATGCCATGTTTGATGACAGGGGATTCTCAAAAAGTCTTTTCATATGCGAAAATCCCGACACTCCCCTGACCACAACCTTTTACGTAATGTTTAGGAATTGGTCATGGGAACATCTTTTTGACAGCTATTATAATCTATCGCTTACCACCAGAGAGGAGCGATAATGGCGTCAATTGCAGATTTCGTTGCCCTCCCCGACCTTGATAAACTCATTCTCCTGGAACTACAGCCAGCCATACAGCTTAATGCGGAGATTTGGGCGCAATATGCCGACCCCAATAGAGATGTATGGTATCGAGGTATTTCTGCTGGCGAGGTGGTCAAGGTTGAAGAGGATGGGGTTGAATATGATGAGGAGTTTTCGATAAGCGACTGTAACGGAAATGCCAGTTCTTTTTATTTTGATGATCTAAATAAGATTTTATATGTTCACACATCGGGATCGGATGACCCCACAACCATTGTTACGGGCGATCCGAAATATTGTTTGGTGGCTTTTTTCTGGAAGGGATTTGCGAATAAGCCAAAAAATGTTGAGCGATTTGATCAGCTTTTAGTTAATAATATTTTCAACTTTTGGACAACGGCAACTAATGCCGAGGAATGGGTTGAACATAGTGCTGGTGGTACATCTTCAGTAGATCGAGATACGGCGGTTTGCGATGATGTAATCCACCTCTATAGCTGTAAGCTCACAATTGACGGGGCTGCAAATCAAGCATATATATTGGAGGCGTTCACTACAAAGCCTCAAAGAAAGTGCAAGATAAAAATATTATATAAAACGAATGCGGGGGAAACAGCCCGATTATTTCTCAGGGATTCAACGAGCACAGATTATTTAAACTCAAGCCTACAATGGCAAGCAGGGTCGGCTTCGTGTTTGACGCTTGCTGCTTCAACTGATTGGACGTGGGTAGAGATTGAATTTGTATCTCATCCAACTTTTTCTGACTATCAGATTTATATAGATAGCGTGGATGCCAATGCTGAAATTTGGATACAAGAGGTTGATTTTTACCGTTATCGCCAACCAGTTCATTATAAAGCGCTTCTCCCCTCCGCACTCCCAAGTATCAATCAGTCAGTGGGAACGTATATTTTTCCTGAAAGTCAAATTTCAATCGGAGACATGACCATAATAAATGATGGGTGGTATTGGGATTTAAGGCCAGGCGATAAATATCTCTGGCATAATAAACGGATGATTTGTAAGGGGGGATCGGATTCATGGGATTATGAGGACTTGCCTATATTTTTCTATGGCCTCATGAGAGAACCAAGGGGTGACATTGGAGAGGTCCGCCTGTCTGGTTATGATGATAGGCTGAATTTGAAGACTATCCCCACAAATCGTTTTGATAGTACGAATTATGCTAATTGTGAGGATAATTGGAAAGAAAAACCGATCCCCATCTTAATTGGTGGTGTTGGTTCTGGACATAT